CAAAAGAACCTGTTTGAATGATTTGTCCATTTGCTGCAACGTAGGCTACATCTGTTCCAACAGGGATTGCAATAGGCAAGCCAGAACCAGTTAAGGTAATTGTTGTAGTAGATGAAGAGCCGGTGGCACTTACTGAAATGGCAGATTCCTGCACCAAGCCAACCAAACGCAAAGGTAAGGTGGTTGTTACTGGAGTTGCTGTTGGAGCCAACACTGCGTTAGCAGAGTTGCCAGTGGTTGTGCTACCTGTATTGTTAATGGCAGATAGGTTAGTACCAATCATAGCCATAGCAGCAGAAGCAACAACAGTAGTGGCGGAACATACAACAGCCTTGAACACAGCATCAGGGTCATCCAATACATAGGCTTGGCAGTCACCTGCGAGGGTTCCTGAAGGCCAGTATTGAGCGAATTGCTTTTGCTTGTTTAACGGATTTGTATAAGTACAACCCAAGAAAATACCAACCGTTTGGTTTAAACCAGTGCCAGTAGAAACTGAGGCACGAGTTACAGAACCACGCGATAGTACGACGAAATCACCATAGAAGATGTCGGTTGCATAACCGTACTGGATGGGGTACATACGGGTAGAACCCGCAAATACTTGACCACCAATTAGGTTCTGCGGCAACAACCCGTATGGGGCTGATACAGCGGGATAAGCCATTTAAGGACTCCTTGAATTAAACACCTTTGCCAAAGCTTGTCGACGACTTGTTCTCTCGGAAGAGTGGCATCCTCGGGTCACTTTGACGCATTAGGCTATTGTCTACAGCATCTGTCTGGGCTTGTGTAACTTTTGCAAAATGTGAATCTCGCTGTTCCATAAACTCAGACGGGCACTTGCAAAGCAATAACCCACCTATTTCGATATTATTTTTAAATCGACTATCGGGGTCGATTAAAAGTTGAAATTTGGGTTGTTCTTCGATTGCCACCGGCTCCCAACCTTCCCGAAACTTGCCGGTAATGTTGCGCTGGTCAACTTTCTCTAAAACTGATACCCGAACCCATCTGTAATCGTATCCTGGCTGTTTATCCGGCTCAGGAAGAAGTTCAGCTTGTTGCCACTGTTTAGGGCGTTCTGTGATTACTCGCTCGGCGAGCTCTCTTGGTTTTCTGTTTTCAGCCATTTAGGCCTCCAATTTGAGTAACTCTTTGGCATATTGCTCAGGAGTTAAGTTAAGTTTTTTAGCAAGGTTCAGTTGGCTTGTGCTCAATCGAACTCGCTTTGATGCTGTGCTGCGGCTGGCTGACGCCACCACCGAGCTAGGTCTTGTGCCGCGAGTTCCCTCGGGCTTTTCGTTCTCAAATTTCTCTGGGAACCTATATCGCATCGTTTCATCAATGCGACGGTAATACTCTTGTGAAGAAAGGACAACACCCTCTTCTTTAAGTTGTTCGTGCAGGGCTATGGCCATGCCTGTCATCAACTTGTCCTCACCAAACCACTGGTTCCTCTTTTGCCAACTTTGGGCGCTTGGGTCAACAGCGATGGGCTCGGGTTGTCTTGGTGCCGTTTGTACCTCATATTCTTCAGTCTGTAAAGCGGGCGGCTTAAAGTTTTTGACTTTGTCTTTTTTGAGCGATATCTCAGTCAGGCGCTCCTGAGCTTCCATGACTCGGTCAGTATCCCCGGAATCATAAGCCTCGCGGTAAGCCTTTTTGGCCGCGTCCAGCTCGAGATCGACTGCTCTTTGGATAGAGCTGAGTACATTCTTTTCGCTGTTATTCAGGGTGGCTTTGAGGCGCTTGTTCTCCTCAATTACCCGCTGAGTCAGGTTAACGGCCTCTTGCTGCTCACGCATGGCCGCTTCTTTTTCTCGGCGCTCGTCATGCGCCAGCTTCTTGAGTTGGACCAGTTTTTTCTTTACTTTGGCCGAGTAGTCTTCCAACTCATCGTTGTAAAGCTCCTCTTTAACTTCCTTGGGAAGTGGGTCTTTGTTCCGGTCTTGCTCCGGGGTGTCGTCTTCGATCTCTAATTCAATCTCGTCGTCCACCTGATCTTTTTGTTCCTGCTCATCTGGGAACTTGTATTCTCCGCCGAATCGTGACATGTACGCTCCTTAATAAGTTTTGCGTTTGATACCACGGGGATCTTCTACAACAGCTTCAACTGAATCGTCGTTGATGATGCGGAATTCTCTGCCGTGAATTTGTAAACGTGAGCCTGCGTTGGGTCTAGTCAACACAAAATCACCCTTTTGACACCAAGGCCCGGTTGGAAACTTTGCCTTGTCCATATAGCAGTCTGGCCCCAGGGCAACAACAAACAAGACTGTAGTCAGCAGCTCGTCGTATCGCATGGTTTCGTCTGCTTTGATAATCCCAATTTCTCCCTCGTACTCTTTTTCCTGTTCAGGAATTGCGCACAAGATTTTGTAGCCAGATGGCTTTGGAAGTTGAGATGCTTTTTCTTCTTCTGTTTTTTGTGAGCTGCCAATTACAACGGGATTGTTGGGGTTGGTCGCAAACAAAATTTCAGTTGTCGTCGTCATTGTTGGTTAATCTTTCCTGTAGGTCTTTGATGTAGGAACGCGCGGTGAGAAGACCTTTAATCTCTCCGCACATCTTTTTGTACTCCGCAAAGTCGGCGGCGTTACCGTCACCCATAGCCTCTTGGAGTTGCAAAATTTTGTCATTGACCTTGGAGGTCAAGTGTTCTAAGTACTTGTCAATCATTGTTTAGGCTTGTTTTGTTGTGATCTCAGCTGGGCTGTGGTCTTGGCCAAATCCAAATTCATTCGCGTTCTTTCCATTGTTCTTTGCTGTTCTAGAGACATTCTTTGCTGTTCCAAAGAGCCAGACTGCTTGGACATGTCTGCCTGTATGCGGGCAAAGTCGACTTCCTTCTGATTGGCAATACGGGTGGACTCGTTTGCAATCTGAGCCTGTTTGGCCTGGGCGTCGAGCTGTGCTTTTTGCTCCTTGATCTGCACATCCTTTTCCTTGATCTGCAATTCTTTCATCTGCATCTGTACCAAAGGATCTTTGGCCTGCTCTTGCGCTTGTGCCTGAGCAGCTTCGCCTTTGTTCTCTTGCAGCAGCTGTTGGCTTGCGGTAGCAATAAGCTTGGAGAGCTCGGCTTCAACTTCTGGTGGCAATTGATCTTCAGGGTTAGGCATGGTGACGCCCATCTGTCGCTCAATCTCATTGCGATAGTGAAACCCAAGGTGTTCTGCAATATGTCCTTGCAACGCCGCCATGATCTGGTTGGCTTGTGGGTTTTGGCCAATCGTCTTAGTGATGTTGGGGTCTTGCATGAATGACTGGTGAACCATGATGTGGGCATCGTGGTCTTGATAGATAAACGCCTTCATGGGTTTACCCTTGAGTGCGTTCATGTTCTCAGTCACCGGGTCTTTGGGCTTTTCATCATCTTCCAAGGGAACCAGCTTCTCTGCATTCTTAATACCCAAGACATCGAGCATCTGGCGGTGCAGCTGCGGGAGGTCATAGATCTGCGGGGCTTGTTGGGACAGTTGAATAACCGCCTGGTACTGGACAATCTTCTGCGCCATGGTGGCCGCGTTGGGATCGCTAACAGGAATGACGTCAACCAAATCGTAGTCAGCGCGCTTGGCGGTTTTCTTGCCCTCAACCGGCTCATAAGAATAGTCTGGCGGCGTGTAGTCTCTAATAATGTCTCGGAGCAAACACAACTCTTGTTTGAAAGAGTAATGGATGCGCGCCTGTACGGCAGTCATGACTTTAAGTGAGCGCTCCAAGATGGCCAGCGTAGTTCCCACCGGTGAGTTGGCCGACATATCCGCAACTTGGATGTCAGCAGCCGAGGCAAAGCGACGGCCTTCGTCAACAATCTTGTCAAGCAATGCGGCCAAAACCTGGCTCGGCTCCTTGTAGGGCAAAGCCATGATGTTGTCTTTGATCGCTCCGCTTGGAACGTCAACATCGCGCCACTCACCCGGTCCGATGGGTGTATCGTCCCCTTTTGCCCGAAGACCGCGAGTCTTAAAGCCGCCTGGGAGGTTGGATAGAGTACCGGCGTCCACCAGTTGGCGCAGGATAGAGGTTCCAGACTTGGCAAAAGCCCCAATCAAATGGATTAAGCCAAAACAATAGAAGCCAAACCCTGGCACATATCCATAATGGACGTAATGCTGGCGCTTGGTGTTTTTCTTGTCCTCTGGGCGCCAGTTCCGGCGGATCGCCAAGCATTTCTCGCTCCCTTTTTCAATGGTAACGATGTAAGGGAGTGCAATTCCAGTGGGTTCGCCGTCTTCATCTTCGTGCTCATGGCCTTCTAGGTCCAGGTTCACGTTCATCTCAAGAATCTTGTATCGGTCGTCTGTAGTTGCCCGAAATCCCATCTTTTCGGCAATTTTCTTCTCTACTTCGTCTAGATTGTTCTCTGGTTCACCAAGGTCTACGTCTATATAGAAGCCATCAACCTGTAATTTGCGCAATTCGTTCTCTGTTTTGCGCATAACATGGGTGACACGGTCGGATGTTTCGATATCCGAAGCGCCATACGGGACAACAATATCCTCTGCTGGCACAAAAATTGACGTTTGACGGTCTTTTACGGGGTCAAAATAGACTTTCTTGAACGCATTGCCCGATAAACCCAAGCCCCACAGCATTCTTTCGTGCTCTGGGCGGAACTCAACCATCCGATCAGTCAGTTCGTAGTTCATATCATCTTGAACTCGAGTGGCTGCATCTTTCTTTTCCGGTGTTTCTTTGCCAATAATCTGTGTTTTTACTGGTCCGGCAGCCGGAAAAGTGCTCATCATGATCTCAGCCTGGAACTTAACCAGTGCTTCAGACAAGAGTGGGTGGTAGACACCACAAGCCCCAATCCAAGGATCCGCGCGCTCTTCTATCTTCATACCTAAAAGCTCAAGACCGTCAACATAGGTCTGCATCCAGTCTTTCCTGGAAGCTACGTCGTCCTCGTAGTCGGCCAGCAGGTCAGAGACTATCTCTTGGATAACGTCGTCGGGTAAAGTCTCGGCCAGGTTTTCATCAAACGTGTCGTCCTCCTCCTCGCCCAACGATATCTCTGTATCGCCTATCTTTACATTGAGCTCTTCGGGGTCGACAATTTCAATTTCAATGTCGGGTTCACCTGCGTCTAGAGTTTCTAAACCAGCCGGTGCTTCGTATAGGCTTTTGTCAATCATGATCGTCCTTAATAATAAGCCATCTTGCGTCTAAATTTGAGAGGCTCGTCTTCCTCGTCTGTCTGTAGACGCAAAAATCCACCCTTCCTGAACCTGATCAGCGCTTGTGTGCTGGAGTCAACCAAGTCATCGTGGTCAGAGTTTGGAAAGGCGGCCATCTCTTCTATCAGCTCGTCTGCCCATCTTGTTGCTGGCGCCCAGACCTTCCCACTTGCAAACAAATCAGATACAGAATTGATCCTGACCATCTTATCATTACCCCTGCTTGGCGTAAACTCTTGCACAGGGATCCCCATCGCCCTTAATTCAAATATCAGCGGCGCGCCAGAAGCCTTGGCCTCAACGATAAATGCATCCGGCTCCCACTCCTTGTAGTAGTTAAACGCCTTCTCTTTCAGCTCTGGGAACTCCATGCGCTTCTTATATGCATCGAGCAAAATTACATTGGGATCATTGGGATTCTCATTTAGGTAAAACACCCCCCAAGTTGTACAAGCAGAATAGTCGGACCGCTCAGATTTTGTAAACGCCGTGTCCCAGCTCTGTATCACAAACTCACACCGTGGCGGTTTCTCTGGCTCCCACAGCCTCCACCACTCCCGCTTAATAATAGCGCCTTCTTCGGACGTTGGCTCCTGTTGGTACTGTGCATTCCACTTACCCGCCGGGAGTTCTAACCTCAGCGCTTCCAGTTCGGCCAAACTCCAGAACTCTGGCCATAGGGGATTATTACTAGGCAGGATTGCAGGGAAACTAATAACCTCCCAGTGCTCTCCATCTTTATCAATCATGGATTGGAGAATTTTACCGGTCAGATCTTTCTTAGACCAGCGGGTCATAACGACAATAATCGCCCCGCCTGGTTGCAAACGCTGTCTAGGACCAGAGGTGTACCACTCATACACCTTATCAAATATCTCAGGACTTGTAGCGGCTAACGCGGCTTCTTGCTCAGAGTGCGGGTCATCGATGATAAGTAAGTCCGCACCTTTACCTGTAACCGTACCGCCCACGCCGATAGCAAAATACTCCCCACCAGCGTTAGTAGCCCACCGGCCAGCAGCCTTACTATCTGACCGAAGACTGACGTTGGGAAATGTTTTGGCATATTGTTCACTGTCCACTAAGTTCCTGACCTTACGGCCAAACCCCACCGCCAGTTCAGCAGTGTTCGATGTCTGAATAATCTTCTTACCCGGAAACTTCCCCAAAAACCAAGCCGGAAGCAAGAAAGATGCAAACTCACTCTTAGTATGCCGAGGCGGCATATTTATGATTAGTCTCTTTAACTTCCCGTCAGCAATCTCCTGGAACTTCTTCCCCATTACCTTGTGGTGTCTACCATCTATAAACCCAGGCCACATGTCTTTTACAAAACTGGCAAAGTCACTCTGGGCTCTCTCCCTCTTAATACTGTTCTCATACTCCGACAGACTATCGAAGAAAGCTTCCTGCTCATTTATCGGAAGCTCCATGATCTTGGCTATAACAGTATCAATGTTCACTTGCATGGCCCCAGTGCCGCAAGGTAGTCTTCTTCTGTCGGCATGATTACAACCTCACTCTGTGTCTCTATCCAAACATGCGCCCCGCAAGATAACGGCTTATCCGCCGCATAAACAACCTTACTCGGGCCTAAGATGCTTACCTCATGGGCATACTGGTTATCCTTGTAAGTCTTAACAGTAAGCACCGGATCATTAACCCCATTCTTCCTATTAGACTTAATAACGTGCTGGTTCACATGGATGATGGTTTTCATATGTTCCTGTACTTAATGTAAGACGGCCTCACCGCCCTGGCACTATTGGCCAGCTTCTTACAAGCCCCCAACTCTACCAACTTCTTAATAGTACGGTGAACATTTCCCCTGCCCTTATCCCCCGTCATCCTCATGATGTCATCTATAGACGGCCCATACCCAAACCGCTTCCAGTGCTCATCAATTATCAAAAATATCGTCCTCTGCTTCTCAGTCATAAGAACCCCCATCACCTCTTCTAAGTTTTTCACTGTACCACCTGTTATAGTCAATTCACTGTATCAGCTGTTACAGTCAACTTGTTACAGTCCACTATAACCACTGTTACAGTCAAGTCGACTATATCGCCTGTTACAGTCATTCTTCATCTTCATATTCCCACATGATGATAGGAGTGTCCGGCCCCATATAAACGCCCTCTATATTAAAGTCTATGTACTCCAGCGCCTCTTCGGCCGACATACCATCCCGCTCAACCAACTTGTCCAGTATCTTGATTCCGCTGTATATCAATACATCCTCCTTGTTCATCCCCCCACCCCCAGCTGGAACCCATATACACGCCTTACCCACTATCGCATCATCATGTCCATCAATCTTTAACATCACCATCTCCAAAAATATACCCCCCCACCCCTTTTCACCAGGAAATGATAGGGGGTAGGTTGCTAGGAATCGAAATCTGTAACCACATCCGAATTTTTTGGGGATCCTATGTGTGGAATAGTATGTATATGTGGGACGGGGGCTGGCGGGCGCTCAGGCGGGAGTGCCCCACCGGTGGGTAGCGCCGTAGCAGCAACCGAAACCGCAGCGGGAGCGGCAATATCACCCATCACAGGCGCGCGCTGTATCTCTTCTAACAGTGATGAGGCTTGGTCAAGCTCTATTGGATTGATATCAGTGACCTGAGACAAGGTAGCAAGTAGCCGTGCTCGTATATCTCCTGACCTATTGATAGTGGTTATCTCCTTGCGCTCCACGAATGCTCCAACCTCGAACAACTGGCCTAACAGGCGCAGACACTGGACGCGCTGGGCTGGCGGGAAGTCCTGATCTAGGCTGTGCTGCACCAGTTGTTGCACCAACAATGCCTTCAATTGAGTAGGTGTTCTATGTTTCTCTGCCTCTAATGCGACCTTATACGCCTCGACTTCCGTTTGTATTCGGGTATCGCGGCTCAGGCGACAGGCATTATCCCCTTGGGTTTTCGGTGAGGCCTTGGTGTTATAGCTATCTCTATAGCTTTGTGCCTTACTCTTACCTAGTGCTAGATTCCGCGCGAATTCTCTTTGCTTGCCCGTAAGCTCTGGTCTTTTACCTGCACCTGGGGACAGTAGTACTTCTATTGGGATCTGATCAAGCCCTTGTCTAATCTGCTCGCGCGTTAACTTCTGAGTCATGTTGTTTCCATAGGTATATCAAAGGAATAGCCACAAGCATAGCAAACCCCGCGCTCCATTGCAAATCACCACAGTTACACCGACCTACCAAACCCCGCAAACCCCCGATATATATGGCCTAAACCAACCATAGGGTAAGTCCCTATGAAAATAATGCTTGACAAGGTATATACACGCAAGACATGATAGAGACATTAGTCATGTGTTGTGGCTAATCCAACCAACTAAGGAGAGATCATGTATACCCTGCAATCCAACAGACACGGCATTCTTATCGTCTGCAAAGATGAAGTGCCACGCAATACCTACACCATCATTCACACTGGTACATACCAAGAGTGCCTGAGCATCAAAGGCCAGTACGCCAACCAGATATCACAGGCCAAAGCCCTTATCACCCGCGCATTGGAGACAAACTAACCATGGCAACAGTAACCATCACCATCCACACTGACAACGCTGCATTCGAGGACGACCCATGGGGCGAAGTGGCATCTATCCTCGAGTCTATTGCGACCAATATGCGCGACGACCAAGACTTGACGCGCGAAAAGATTTGGGACAGCAATGGCAATACCTGTGGCTCTATAACCATGGGAGACGAGTAATGTTTGAAAGAACTACACGCAAGCTCACATTCCACGCTGACCCATCGCACGGCTGGCTCGAAGTCCCAGTGCTGGACATAATGGCCTTAGGGATCATCCCTTCCCAGTATTCCCATATCAAGGGTGACAGGGTTTACCTCGAAGAGGATTGCGACGCGAATGCCTACATCGAGGCCGCCAAGGCCAATGGCTGGACTATCAACATCACTGAGGCCTACACCAACAACGACTCACCAATACGCAATTACGCGAGCTGGCACCTGCTGGACGCATTCTTTGTCAACAGAGAGGAAACACAATGAAAATCGACCAAGGAAATATGGTCATCACCAAAACGGTGACCCTGCACCTAACCCCAAGCGCTTGGCAGTTGTACACCAATATGAAGTTTGTCGAGCTGGCGGCAGACTATCTTAATAAACAAGTGGCCGACGCATTCAATCAGTGCGAGACAAGAAACGAGGCAATTACCAATTCTGAGAAAGCTTTTAGAAATGTTAGCGAGTTTGGTGCCGACGACACGGAACCGCGCCAAGTTCTTTATTCACTGGCAAGAAAATTCTACGGAGAGCAATCATGATGATCACTGGCAAAGCGAATATCGAGCTGTTCAGACTCATGACCCTGCGACAAGGGCTCAAGCTTGAATTGCTGGGCATGAAAGTATCGCGCGGGGTATCTATCCTGAAGATCCTAAAGGGCATCGGATACAAGGGGACGCGCCAGCAGATCCTTACCCAACTGGACGAGGTACACGCGCAAATTCACAGGACAACTGAAGAGGCTTGATTAGCCGAAACCGCCGAGAGGCGGTCTTGTTCAACAAACCAAGGAAATCAAATGTTCGACTATGTATCACCTTTTGAAGTTCAAGACAACATTCAACGCTGGGGCAAGGCTTATGCCTTCTGGTCAATGCGCGACAACGTGGGCACCATCCGCGCTTTGTACATGCTGTGGGTTGCCATCAACATGATCAAGCACGAAGACGACGCGCAACGCAATCACGCTGAGTATCGTTACCAACAACTGTAAGGAGCGCGACCATGATTCACACAGAGCACGATTATTTTGAAGTGGGTTACAAGTACGAGCGCGGCGACCAAGCCATTGTTTTCACCATCCGGTCAATGCTGGACAAGGAGAAACCGCACGACCAGACCGAAGCCCGCCACATGATTGCCGCTGGACGAGCTGAGGCTGCACTGACCCGTATTTTCACCATCCGGTCTAACTTTAAGAAAGCGGCCTAATCATGAAAACCTACAAAGTACTTGCGTCAAGCATTTCGTATTTCACGCTGGAGATCGAGGCGGAAGACGACCGCCAAGCATGGATGAATGCCAAGGATGCCGATGGGTCTGACTTTAAGCCGGACGGCGACGGCGATTGGGAAATCATAGACGTAACAGAGGTGAAAGCATGAAAAATTTTTGGTACCTGAGAATAGGTGACGACACGCTGGAAGAGGCTTTGCGCTTTGCCCAAAAGGTGGACGCAGTCTCTGAGTACAGGCGCGTAGCCAAGGAGCTGGCTCAGTATGGACAGGCAATAGACGCATCCCTGCACATAGCCAGCTGCCGCGCCGAGGTTGTTGAGTATCCCGATTTTGTACTGTCACTCAATGAGAGCGGCAGGGTTGTAACCGAACAGGCATAGGAGAAACAGCATGAATCAACCCCTTGAATGGAAAGAATTGTGGGATGCGATGGACGCAAACCCCGACGCATGGATACCAACAACCGCAAAAATGTATTGGGAAATGCTGGAAGTATTGCCGCCCATAAAGATGCTAGGGCAAAATTTCCTAATGGGCGAGGCCAACGACCATAACGACAATGGCGAGGCCGTTTATGCCTGTTTTACCAAGCATGGCGACACGCATAAGGCCAAACATTTGACCGTAAAAGAATTTATGGCAGAGCATGGCTACATACCCGCGAAACAGACAGGAGAAACAGCATGACGCAAGAAGAACAAGCCGCGTTTGTCGATTCCTACTCAAACAATGTCGCTCATCACTCTAAAAGATTTGTCACTGAGTTTGTTGCGCGTTACGAAACAGGCATGGACATTGAATATTCGCATGAGCATACGTCCATCATGGACGCGCTGGGCATTTGGCACGATGCCGTCAAATGGAAGATTGAACAACAAAAGGCAAAATCATGAAATATGCAGTAACCATAGAAGCCCGCGTCACAAAAACGTACACAGTCGAGGCCGAAAACGTGGACTTGGCTTATGAATTGGCGCACGAACAATTCAGCGTCTTGAATGATGACGTTCCAGAGCACTACGAAGAAAATACTTTAGAGATTAGAGAGGTGGCACCATGAAATACTACATTGGCGAGATACATGAGCGCAACGGCGACATGGAATACGACACGAAGTATTTGTTTGAAACGAAGAAAAACCCCGACAAGTACACCGAAAAAGTGGCGATGGAGTGGCGCGGCGGTGACAAAGAGGATTGGGATGAAGACCACGGCGGTTATTGGTCTGACTGCTCGCTGATCTTTGACCACGGCAGCAACGAGATACCCAAAGAAGACTTTGAGGTGTTGAAGAAGTATTTAACAGTTCTTTAAAGGAAACATCATGATCACCAAAAAAGAGATACACGAATTTTTAATCGACCTGCGCGACTCAGGCGAAACCAACATGTTCGGTGCCGCTCCTTACCTGATGAATGAATTTGGTATGACGCGGTACGAGGCCAAAGACGCGCTGCTGGAATGGATGCGGTCTTTCAGCCAGACGCACCCAGCCAATGCCGACACGCCTTTGCGAGTTGACGCACGATAAAAAACTTTTAAGGAAACCAAATGATTTGCAATCACACAAAAGATGACAGTTGGTGGGAGAACGATGCCCAAGGCATTCCGCTCGCTCGCGTATGCGTCAAGTGCGTGGAGTACAAGCTCTCACAGTACCGACCCGAGATTCTGACTGGCTATACGCAAGCAGATGTTGACGAACCCATTGAAGAACAAGAATGAAAAAACTGTTTCTGATCGCATGTTCTGAGTCCAAGTTGAGCCATGCCGCGCCAGCTGTGGATCTGTATCAAGGTCAGGCTTTTAAGCTCGCGGTCAAGGCCGCGCTTAAAGCTGATGCCGACATATTGATTCTGTCAGCGGAGCACGGCGTTGTTCAACCCGACCAGACGCTAGAACCATACGATTGCTCTCTCAAGCGCCGCTCGACCAGCTGGCGCGCGGAGTGGGCAAAGAACACAGCAAAACAGCTATCGAAGTACAAAGACCGACCTACCACGATCCTTGCTGGCAAGTTCTACGCAGGAGCCGCCACGGGATTTGCCAACAAAAGCACCCCGCTTTCCGGTCTGGGAATAGGTCAACAGTTAGCAGTTCTATCCAAAATGTCGAAAGGTGCAGAATGAATTACGAAGAATGGGAAGAAACCTACGAGCCGCGAGCCAATCACTTACGAGGCATCGAAGTGCGAGGATTGTTGGCCGAAGAGACTAATTTGTTTGAAACCTACGGCATCGAGCTAGGCTATGTGCTTGCCACGGCTGACATGAAGCCCGCGCATGTCTGGACGCTGGTGGATGGTGACAAGGGCACCTATGTCGTCAACGGCTATCACTTGGTCAACCGCATTGCCTATCTCATTACGCGCAATCCGTTTGAGGGTGATTTTCTGGAAGTTTTGGACGACGAATACTCGGAGGAAGACCATGACAACAGTTAAAACCGACTATAACAAGAGTTACAGTCACCCCGTTAACGATGCGCTGACCCAGCTCGAGGGATCCGATAACCTTATAAAGCTCTTGGCCGCCGAAGCTATCCTTGAGAATGTCATAAGCAATATTGATGAGGATGACCTAACAGCCGCCATGCTCGAACAAGTTCTGGAGATTATGGCTGTGATAATTGAAAGATCCTAAAGAAAGCCGCGCAGGGATTCGGCAGCCAGCTCGGTGCCAATCCTCTGCTCGGTATCGTTGAAATCTTCCCCCGCCTCACCTAGCCAATAACGTGAGGCTATTTTTTTGGCTGTACCAACCCCCATCGGGTCATTATCAGCAATTACTATGGGATTCTCGAGCTGGCGACCTATCTCCAGCATATTGCCAGCCGAAAAACAGACATGGATCGTGTACCGCTCGCGCAGAAACCGCATAGCCCGACGCACTGACATGCCTGTTACGAACCCCTCGCATACGATGTTCCGACCTTTTGTGTCTATTTTCAGAGTTGCACCCTTGGTGATTTGGCCTGTTAGGAACCGCTTGGTGCCATCAGCCGCGATCATTTGGCAGCCAACCAACGCCCCATCTATCCGCATAGGCAATATCAATAGGCCATTCCAGACGTAGCCTTTGCACTCTCCCAACCCCTTGCGTTCCAAGTATGGGTGGGTTGATTCATTAGCATGATGCAAAATTGTTGACGCTTTGTGCTTGGCTTTGGCTTGCCTTTCTTTTCGTTCCCGCTCGGCCTTCTCCCGCTTGATATGCGTCAGCGGGTCTGGTGTGTAGGGCTCCCGCGATACATAGGGAATGTGCTTGTCGTGTACCGCAAAATTAATGATCGCGCCATTACGACCATCAAATATGTAAGCGCCATTCTTCTTGTGCGGGTGATCGACTGTACCAACGCGCATCCATCTGTCTTGAATGAGGCCATCAATCAATAGCCCATGCTCGATTGCAAACTGCTCAAACGTCATGGATATCAAGCTTTGCTACCTCTTCTGCAAATTGACGCAGCGCAGCAAAATCTCCCTCGATTATGTAATCGTCAAAAACAAACTTCTTTTCCTTCATGTGGAAACGCATTTTTTTCAGGATCCGTACACCGCATTTCTCAGCAAGATTGGCAAATTGAGTATTGGTCAGTTGATTTACTTTCATGCTGCCTTCGCTTTCGACCAGGCGATTTGCCTAGATTTGATGAAGTTGACTGTAGACAGTGACGGGGCTCGGTAGGTCTTTTGCAGACCGCGCGGGGGAAATATGCCGTACTTCTCTTTGTACTTGTGCGCCGCCCAACCCTCTTTGTAGTCCCTCATCTTGGCGTATTGCAGCAGCTCAGAGTAGAAATTCTGGTTGTCAACCTGACTCTTTCTGGCTGTAGCTTCAAGCTCGGTCAGCTCACCAGCTACCGACGCCACGCCACGCAATGGCTTTTGATGCCCGCATTCACCACACACATTACTAAGCCAAGTCCACAGAGATCCACAGGCCGGACATTTGGACTCCTTCTTTTCCTTCTCGGTAGGCTCTTTCTTGGTGGACTCACCGCCGCTCTTGAGCTCGGTTACACCCTCGTCAAACAGCTTATCCCAATCTTTGCGGAATCGTAAGTAATTGCCCGAATGATCAAGCCAAACGCCAAATTGCTTGCCTTCGTATGGACGCATGATCCGACCCATCTGCTGCACATGGCTCGAGAACGATTTAGAGAATGGTCTTGCGCTAACGCCGATCATTACATCTGGGACGTCAAAACCTCTGGTCAGTATGTCGGTGGCAATCAGACCGGTAATATCGGTGTCAGGCTTGCCAAATTCCTCAATAATGTCCTTTTTGTAGTCGTCATCCTCTAAATACGATATCGATTTGAAGTTGTAACCCAGCTCGTTGAACTGCCTTTCCAAGTCCCTGCCATGTGCAACGCCAGAGCAAAAGACCACAGTCTTACGCGGTGCGCCAAATATCTCATTGGTTTTCTTTACCCACTCGGCCACGATATCCCCAGTGATCTTCATACCTCGCTCGGTCACCTCATCCTGCGACCACTCGCCAGCAACCTTCTTAGCACCGGTCATATCAATCTCTTTGGCAATATAGATTTTGAGCGGGGTAAGCCAACCCTTATCGATCAAGTCCCCAGTAGATTTAGCTCCCACCACATTGGTATAGACATCCCCCAAGCCAGCAGTAAAAGGCGTAGCGGTCAAGCCGATCACCTTGGTTTGAGGGTTGCTCTTGATGTACTGCACCACGCTTTTGCGCTGTACATGGCACTCGTCAATGATCAGCAGATCAATGCTGGGAAAGTTCTCCCGCTTCTCAAGGGTTTGTGCCGAACAGATTTGAATCTTTTCTTGAGGACGGTGCCGCCAATGGTCAGCTTGCATGACTCCATGGTTGATGCCATATCTGGAAAGTCTGGTGCTGGTTTGATTGACCAACACAATCCGATCCAAGACCATGGCTGTCTTTTTGTACTTATCCGCCACTTCCTGCATGATCGCCATAGCGACTTCGGTCTTCCCAAAGCCAGTAGGCGCATACAACAGTTGGCAGCGATGGCCTGTGTTAAAGCCATCTTCTATCTTCACCACTACTTCGAGTTGGTGTTCGCGTAATTGCAGCATTTAAATCTCTCCTACTGGGAAACCGCCCAGCTTCGGGTTTATTGTTTATCGGCCTTTTCAGCTCGTCTTTTCCAATATGTTACCTGTTTTATGAGCTCCGCATTCTTGTTCTGGAAGTCATTTCTGGAGCTGGTTACAGCCCGCAGCTGCGACTCTAGGCTGGCCACCTGTTTACGCAAATCCTCTAATGTGGCAGCCACCTCGATTTTGGCATCTTCACTCGCTGGCAATGTCTTGACGGCCAGCATGTCTTTGAGTTTTGCATTCTCTTCTGAAATCACTTTGTGCTCGGTGGCCAGCTCTTTCAGCTTGTCGTCTTCTGGAATAGCTTGAGGCTCTTCTTTCTTGACGCGGCCAATCTTGGTAATGTCGATTACTCTACCGCCCTTTGTTATGCGCTTGGCGGTTTTGTCCAAGTCCATAGACTTACGAACTCGGCCAACGGTCATAGGGCTGACCTCGCAAGCCTCGGCAATCTCCCTGTCACTCTTTTCGCAATACTCAATATCCTTGAGCGCCTCCATCACAATAGCCCGACGATCTTCGTTAGTTCTGGGTAAGCCGTGGTCATGATTGGCCTTCCAAGAATAGATCTTTGCATCACGCTTGGTGCCATTGGTTGAGTCGCATTCGACTAGCTTGATGCCAGCTTTCTTGTTTGCGTGATACCGGTGAAACCCATCCCCCAGCCAATAATGTTTGCCGTCAAAATAAACTTTCACCGGCGGCAGCTGCACCTTGCCCTCTAGCAGCTTCTCAGTTAGTTCCCCAACCCATTCGTCGTTTAATTTAACGCGGGATTGTGTGTCGCCATCAATGCGAATCTTGCTCAATTCAATTTTCATACTCAGTCTCTCAGGTTGTTGTGGGTGTTTTTGGCATCAAGCCAGGCGCGAACAAGTGTTTGTCTTTGTGGCTGTTGTTTTTTGTATCCTTCCCATGCGACAAATGGATTGGCGGCAGCGTCCCACTCGTCTTGCCAGACCTTTTCATAGACTCGCAATAGGTTGTAAGCCTCGGTTAGTTTCTTTTCGGCCTCTTCTAAAAGCTCTCTTTTGGTTACCCTCGCCATTAGCTTTCTTCTGCCTCATGTCTAATCATGGCATCTGCATAGGCAAAGGCTAGATTGGTTGCGTCAGACAATAGATATGAATTGCCCTCTCTCATCTCGCGCATACATTCTGGTAACGCAGCTGCCGCGTAGTACTGTCTCAATGTCATGCCGCCCATATCCTTGATGTGTGGATCAGGAAACGCTTTTACTTCTGCATTCATGGTCTTCTCCTGCTGTTTTGGTTAAAAAAATTAAATGACATTTGGTGCATCGCCACAATGTTCCTTGTTCTATTACTGTCTGTCTGGCACCCTTGGCTCCCCGCAGCTTGCCAAAGAATGTTCTGATTGCTTCAATCATCTTTACCCCTCCAGATGTTGATCGCTCGCTTGATTGCGTACCACAAGCTCTTGCGCATAAGCTGTTTCTTTAACTGCTCGTTCTCAAGTAACAGTTCGCTGTTGTGCATGGACATCATGTCCCACGCTTTTTGAATTGCCTTTTCATCCATTGCGTCTCTCCTCTAAAGTAATTGCATGTGGAAAAAATGGGGCTGGAATAACTGCTTCCAGTTTCTTTTTGTTGTGTAATTTCTGTATGCGTGTCTGCAAAAACTCCGCCTTACAAACATCACCCTTCAACAAGTCTTCAACCCACATGGCAACAGACAGATCAACACACCACTTGCCATAGGCGTAGCCGTTTTTGCCCTTGTCTACGCTTCCAACACCACGGGATTCCCAATCAAACAGTTCCCGCAAAGCGGCCTCACTGAAGTCAAGGCCAGATACTCGTTGGCCTTTAGCTGTTCTGCGGTAGTGTGCCGCTCTTAGTGCATACTTCTTTGATATGCCGTTCAGCTTAAACAACTTCATTGTTTTTCTCCTTGGGCTTAATGTAGTCACTGTCTGTTATCCCTTTCTCCTTCAGATAAAACTCCATTGCAACAAGGTAAGGGTCAAAGCATGGCAACGGCGCATCGTCGTAGTAATAGTATGTCGGCTTGTACTCATCCACTGACGTAACAGTCGTGCCGTCAACAACGTGGTGATACCTTGTTTGTTGCAGTTTGATTTTGTAACCCTCTGCTCTCGCTACTGCCAGCTTCAACTCAATACTGCCAATAGGCACGAAGTTGTTCAGTGTTTCATGCAGGGTAATCAACTTATGTCTAAGCATTTCTCTGTACCTCCCATCGTTTACATAGCTGTTGTACTGTCTTGCTTTGCTTCTGCCCCTTCTTGCGTTCACACACAGCACTGACGGATTTCATCTTTGCTTTTTCTTTCAGCGTCGGTTGTGTCGGCGGTTCTGGGTTTAAACCATTGAACCCTACTGTGCCTAGCACAGCACTAAGGATAAGTCGGTCAATCATGTGTTGAGTTCCTTTAGTTTGGTTTCTATGTAGTCAATGACTGCCTCAATACCATCAGGTGCGTCTTGCATATATTTAGCCGTTAGTCTGTCTTCTGATGCTAGCCCTACCCATGTGCGCTGTGAGTAGTTCCATCCACAGTTGTGGCATTGCACAACGCCGTTAAGGGGATTCCATTTGACTGCACTAGCATCCGTGTAACCGCAACAAGGCAACGCCATAGGCTCTTGGCTTTCCAGCTCTGCATATTGCTTAACTACGAACGCCTCAACTGCCTGTTTCAATACTTCAATCATGCTTCACCTCTGGCTCTGATTGCGGCGGCAAATTCTGCACAATCATCAAGCGACCAATGCGCTTCTTCACACACCTTTGCACAGGCTTCACGTTCTTTGGCGGTTGCTTTGGCGGCTACCAGTTTGACAAAGGCTTCAAGACGTAACAAAGCAGATTTATGCCAATCACATTTTCCATACACCTGTGTAGCCATTTCAATAATTTCATCTTGTGTCATGCTTTCTCCCTTTCTTTAATCCTTGCAACACGTTCCATTCGTTTGTGGTGCGCTGTGATGTACACGACGTACTCCATGTCTGAACGCACAACATCCCAGTAAGTACCCTCTGCTCTCGCTGGCTTGTCCATGACTCCGTTGTCAGCGTCTTGCCGCGCCTTAGCTTCTATGGTTCGCATACGCTCATCGCCAACAATTTCTTTGGCAGTGTCAATGTCAAAACTTTTCGGGGTCATTGCTTCTCCTGTCTTTGTTCGTAGCAATTCATTCCCATGAAGTCATCGGGGTGGAACAGCAGCTTGGGATTTGTGTGGCACGCCCCTTCCAACATGCCACTCTTCCTCGGCTCATGCTTTACACGGACAAGGTGCTTGCAGGTATTGCAGTTAGCCTCGCTCTCGTCAAACAGGCGCTTGGACTTTTTAAAGAATGGCAGTGCAGTCGGGTGGCACACATATGTACCGTTGACCTGCGGTACGCATGGCCCCAAAAAGATGGCCTCTTCACGCAACACCTTTAGTCCCGTGTACTGGCAGGTGTAAAGCCCGTCTGCATCCGGCTCGTTGAGTATCGGCTTGCCGCTGGTGGGGTGGCGCTTCATGCTTCCCTCGGTGGGTTGTTCATTTCTTCATCCCCCTGATGTATATTGCCAGCGAATCAAGCGTGTCCTTGCCAAAGCCTTGCAGCTTCTCAATGTGCAGCGCCACTTCTTCAATGGCATCGTTGCGAATGCCGCCATTCATAATTCTTGTTACATCAGATTGAGTCTGCTTTTGCATTCCATCAACAGCCCCATCTTCATACCCGCGTTGGTACTCCGTAAGGGTATGCGCAGCGCGAACCAATGCGTCTTCAGTGGTTGCCTTCGTGGAACGCTTAATTGCCGCCAATTTCTTCTCAGCACGCGCATCCCAGTCTTCTTCTTGCGTTGGTTTGTTGAACTCAGTCATGCTTGTCTCCTTTCCAAAATATGTGCAACGCTTTCATGGTTTGGGTAATGGTCAATCAACACTCGGCAACACCTGTCGCACAGACCATCGTAGTTGTGCAGCCCCTCATGTGTGTAGTGCCAACACCGTGGACACTTGGTGTAGTCGGGGTCATTCGCCAGCGACCGAACAACAACAGTTGGTTGCGGGGAACTTAACTGCTCATACTGCTCGTCAGTCATCACGCCCTCCGTTCTGCATAAAGAATATTGCCGCTATGAAGATCGCGCCAATAGCAATAACCATAAATGCGCCAAAGCCCATCAGAATCACAGTCACAAGTACATCCCACATTTCAGCCTCCTCTATAACACTGTTACAGTTATATCACACACATCTCATGGAACACAAGCGGGTCATCTCCTATGTCCACAAGCCAAGCATACCTAACCCGTAGACCCTCCCTCCCAGCAGGGGGACGATCTAGGCTCTTTACCAAGGCACTATGTCGGGTTGGCTGCTTTCGCAGTTACTGTCGACTATCGGGTAGCCATCTCCGCCCTCCCCTGAAATCCCGATTCACCGCGTTTGCACGTTGTGGTCGATCAACTCTCAGTCAGTGGGGTATGTGTCATTACTGACAGCCTTGTATATCCCTTTCGATTGCTCTACTTGGGGGTGCGGGTCACACCGAGGTTCTGTCTTTTCTTCCACGCGGGCGATACAACCCCTTGCTACGGATGGAGTCCGGCTGGGGTGTGGAAGCGCAAATAAAAAAGCCGTTAAGTCAAACCCCGGTGGAATCGCGACCTATCTTTATGGGACAGACCGGAACCCCAAAAGGGGTCGGAGTTTGATTTAACGGCTTTCGCATTCATTGGTGATTCCACTCGCCAACAGATCGGATTATACATATTTTAGAAAATGAGACAAGTCCTATTTTTAACGTAAAAAAATCCCCAGCTGTCTCCAACCAGGGATTAAAGGAGAGAGTACAGGCAACTGCAAAATTACTTGTACGGCAATTATTCTATCTCAACGATCTTAACTTGCCACCGGTTGTCTCTTTTCACCCACCCATGAACTTCAACCTTGATACCAGATGCAAGCACAACATCCAAGTTCTCATGCTCCATAATCTTGTTGATCCGGCTCGATATGTTGGACAAACTGGTGGTTTGGACACCGGTGACGTCGCCCGGCTGCAAACAAAGTAGGTCTAGAAATCCGGCAAAATCATTCTTGCGCTTGGTGAAATAGTTATATCTTTCAACAACTTCCGCGTAATAACCCCTATCCCTCATTAGCTTGAGGCTAAGTTGAGTTGTTGATGTGGCCATAAAAAACCCTTGCAAGACATGAATGATGGTGGGTACAATGTGTGTCCATTCTACTTTAACGGAGAGACTATGTCGCAAAGAGAGGAATTTTCATTTGTATTTAATGGGGTAACGATTTGTTTTGTGAAGATGTACAAGGATTGTTGGATTTGCAGTCTACCTTGGATCACTGCCGAAGTGCTGAGAAAGAGTGTTTCAGATCTGGCCAAGCTCAATGTCAAAGAATTAAAGCTCTCAACCAGAGCAGCCAACGTGCTCAATGCAGAAGACATAACCACGGTTTATGACCTTCTCCAATACAGCGAATCAAGTTTGCTCAAGTTGGTCAACTGCGGGACAACAACAGTGATAGAGATAAAGCTGGCCTTAAAAGAAATTGGCCTTGAACTTAGGAAATAACATGATCATCACCAACAAATACAACCTGCCTCAGACGTTTGTCAACATCATGCGCCGCCCTACCTACACCAAAGGTAAGGCCAACCTATCAGCCACCGAGCTGATCAACAGCCCGCGCATTGTCCAGCTGCGCAAGCTCCACGAAGACAAGATTGAGACTGACGTCACCGAGATGGTCTGGTCTATCTTTGGCACCGCTATCCACGGGGTGCTCGAGCATGGCAAGGATGAAAACCACCTGGTCGAAGAGCGGCTGCACACCGAGATCGATGGCTGGAAAATCTCCGGCGCCATTGACTTACAGATCGTGAATGAGGATGGATCCATCACCATCAACGACTACAAGACCTGTGCGGCTTGGTCAGTTATGAACGAGAAGATTGACTGGGAATACCAGCTCAACATCTACGCTTGGCTGGTAGAGCGGGTTAAGAAGACGCCCGTCAGCAAGCTTGAGATTGTGGCCATCATCCGCGATTGGAACCGCCGGGACGTTGTCAGTAAAGCGGGTTATCCTGACGCCCCCATCAAGGTTGTGCCCATCCAGCTGTGGCCATTTGATCACCGCGAGAAGTTCATTCAGGAACAAATCACCCTGCACTCTAACGCTCTGTTTGAGCTGGAAACGGGTGCAGAGCTACCAAACTGCACACCAGACCAGATGTGGGAGAAAGCAACAACCTACGCGGTTAAAAAGATTGGGGGCATCAAGGCGCGGAACGTCTGTGCCACTCAGGAAGAGGCGGCAGGAAAGATCGCCGAATATGGCAAGGACTATGAGATTGAAGTGCGACCCGGCGAGAGAACACGTTGCGCCAACTTCTGCTCAGTCCGAGACTTTTGTTCACAGTGGAAAGAGTACGAAGCTCAGAAAGGTACAGAATGAATTTACTTGGATTGGCGTTTGTTCTATGGCTCTTTGGGTCTTGGATCACGCACATTGTGGTTTGCCTCAAGACGGCGTCTTGGGGTTTTTTGATTGCCGGAGCAATTGTGTTTCCCATTGCGTGGATTCACGGCACCGGTATTTGGTTTGGCTTTTTTTAAGGAGAGAGTAATGCGTATTTATTTGATTGGGGCAGCAGACCCCCATTTAACAACCCGTCTGGTTCGCGCCAGCAATCGTCATCAAGCCCTTAACCATGTGGCTCAGTCCCTGTTCACTGTCCGCGTGGCATCTCAGGATGACTTGGTTGCCCACTTGGCCAAAGGCATCAAGGTTGAGATGGCTCGCGATGGTGATCAGCTCAAGATTGAGGGTGCGGAATGACTGTCTTCAAGAAGCTGCAAGCGGCTAGGCACCAGCTGCTCAACTCAGGCATAGAGAAATCTGGCCACAACAAATTCAGCAACTACCACTACTTTGAGCTGGGAGACTTCATCCCGGCTGCGCACAAGATCTTTAACGAGATTGGCCTGTGCGGTGTAGTGCGCTTTGCTGAAACAGCAACCCTGACTGTTTACGACACTGAGGGCGATGGCAGCGTGGAGTTCACTACACCTGTCGTCTATGCAGAGAACGCCAAAGGTCAGGCCATACAGTCCTTGGGCAGCACCCATACCTACATTCGCAGGTACCTGTGGTTAATGGCGCTCGAGCTGGTTGAGAACGATGTGATTGATTCCTTACCCCAAGAGGAAAAGCCCAAGGCTGTAGAAAAGCCCGCCGAGAAGCCGGTGGCCAAACCCGCCGAGAAGAAGCCTGTCGTAATCGATAAGGGAGAAAACTTCAAGGAGTGGGAGATCAAGGTACGCAAGGTGGATGATGAAGCCGAATGGCCGGAGATGATTATTGAGGTCACTCACTTGGCGCTGGGCTTTGCCAAGTCAGCTGCCGACGTCCAGAACATCTTCAAGAACAATCGAGGCCATTTTGACAAGCTCAAGTCTGACTACCCCACCATGTACGAAGACCTGCTGGCCAACTTCAAAGCTAAAAAAGATTCTTTCGCGGAGTAATCATGGAATATCCAAACTCAGGTGCGCTGTTCACCACAAAACAAAAACGGCATGAGAAGTCCCCAGACATGTATGGAGATATCAAGATTGAAAAGGATCTGATCCTGTCACTGCTGGAGAAAGCCGAGGGCGAAGAGTTCATCACCATCAAACTCGAAGCTTGGTTAAAGAAAGACAAGTACGAAAGCCGCATGGTTTCCCTCAAGGTCGATACCTATGAGAAAGCCGCCCCTGTAACTGACGCAAAGGACCCTTGGGATGACTAAGTCAAAGAAACCAACCACTATCAAAGAGTGGGAAAAGACTTGTGAGAATTTGGACAAGGCGCTGCACTCAATGATGCAAGACTCTGCCATGGACACAATCACAATTGAGAACCTGCATGAGCAGATTGACAGGCTGGAGACACGATTGAAAATGTCCGATGGCGTCATTCGGTATTTGGAGATTCAACTTGCCAAATCCAAGCCCAATCCAGTTTGAGGCCGTCAAGACTGCGCTCAAGCAGTCTAAGGACGGTTACGTCTTGACGCTTGCCGTCCACCCGGACGATCTGCCAGATGACCTGATGCGTGACTTTGTCGGCTCTAGGTATGTTGTGGTGATGGTTCGGCTGGGCGACGATGAGCAGCCAATGAATCGAGAGAATGAGTTTCCCGGTGACTTTGCCGTAAAAATGGCGGGTATCCTATGCAGGGATCCAGACTTTTGGGAATGGCTGCACAAAAAGGAATGGCTGATGGAGAAGAATGAAAAGGCTTGCGCTGAGTGGTTGATCTCTTATCTGGATATTGAGTCCCGCAAGGAGCTCAAGACCAACATAGAAGCTCGAGACTTGTTTGTTCGTTTGAAAACCAGCTTTGATGCATGGAGGAAATCGTGAGTAATTTAGTGCCATACAGCGTGTACTTGCCAATCGAGTATCACGAAAAGATCAAGGAACTTGCCAAAGAGCGTAAAGCATCCAGCACGGTGCGGGACGCTATTTGCATGATCCTAGATGGGGACGACAGCTTTAAGGCCGGATACAACAAGGCTATTAGAGATGCCGTTAAACAGATTGACGCCTGCAAGGACATCGAGCACATAGCCGTGCGCGGTAAATACTTGAGCGACATTCTGGCTGATCAACTCAAAGAACTGTCCAGCCATGCATGACCGTATCATGGACTTGTCGTCCAGGATATACGACGCCATCATCGCATCCCCGGAGAATGATCCGACTGTGGTGGTGGCGGCTGTCCATGTCATCCTGTCTACCCTTATTGTTGAGCTGGAAATCCCGGAAAATGAGGCCACCGAACAATTCCGAGCTTCTGTCCAAGCCACCAAGGCAATGGTTGCACAGTTTGGTTGGGACTGGCCTCACAACTCTGATGAAGTTCACTGAAATCGACTGTAACCATTGTTATAGTCAGAAAGATAAGAATGACTGAGCATGAAAACAATTTGCGAGACTTGGCTGCCATGTTTGCATTGACTGGTTTGATTATTCGGGATCGGACTGGTGAAAACCTGCCGGAATCCGCGTATGAGATTGCCGATGCAATGATGGACGCGCGCAAGTCTTCCGAGGAAGGTATCGTAACTATCAAGAAAAAACGCAATGTCAAATCCGATTAGAGTCTATGGCCGCAAATGTTGTGCAACCTGCGAGCACCAGAAACCACTAGACGGCGGCAAGGTCAAGGATCCAAGAACCAACCGTTGGGTGTGTGGTGATTGTCTTTTGCAACAGAAATCCGCCCGAGAAGAAAGAAAAAATGTACAGAAACAAGAAGCTGCTTGAGGCGGCTCGCCAGCTGCCCTGCCAACACTGTGGAATCAGCGACGGCACGGTAGTGGCTGCACATTCCAATCAGATGCGAGATGGCAAAGGCCGGAGCTTGAAAGCAAACGATTACCGTATTGCCTCGTTATGTTTTACTTGCCACGCAGAACTGGATCAGGGCGCCAAGATGTCCCGACAAGAAAGACTAGAGATGTGGGAAGAGGCCCACCGCAAAACGATAGGCCTCATGTTTGAACAGGAGATTATTGGACTGCTGTAAGTTGAGCTTTTTTAACGTCGTCGTTGAACTTCTTCATCATCGCCGTCTTTTTTTCATCCAATTTCTTTATTTGCTCTTCCCGGCCACCACGCTCGCGAAGAGCTTTTTTCTGGGCGTTGATAGCTGCTATTTGGTTCTCTAGGTAATTAGCCCGACCCATAAAGCGCCACTCTGGATGGTCAGCTTTATATTCGGCAGTAGGCTCTTTGCTCTTGATCCGTTGCTTTATCTCATTCTCATGCTTTGCCAGATTGATTACGTTTTCATAGAAGCCAGCCGACACTGCCGAAGCAGAACCAGTCTCGCCCAAGAACTTACCAACTATTGGCACTTTGTATGTTGGCACTTCAGCTGTTTCACCAGAGACTACCGCGCCAGCATACTGTGCCGCTTTCATTACTTCACGCCCTGCGCCGCCCGTTGCTTGTCCAATAAGGTAGTCAACCTCATCAGCCGTTGGGCTTATAGCCCCTTTGGTGTGGAGAGTTCCAGATGGAGATGACACATAGTTTAAGAACTCAGCTACGAACTGACCAACAGCGCTTGCACTTTCGCGTGAACGCTGGTAACCAGGAGTTGGATTGTTGGCGCGGTCTTCTTTGTAGATAGGACGTCCAAACGAATCCTTGTTTGCAGAAAGTGCGGCAAATGGATCTGCAAGAGTAGGCATAGCCATCTGCCACAAACTTCCAGAGCCAAGCGGGTTAAACGCCTCCACAGACATCGACATGATGTCGAGCACCACATCAGAAGCCTTCTTCTTGCTGCTGATAATGTTGTTCTGAGCCAAGATGTATTCTGTTACCAAGCGGCCAAATCCGGGGAATATGCTGTAACCCAAAGGCATGGGGAACACTTTATAAGTGCCGTCGCCTGTTGGGATAACAAAGTTCTTTGCCTTGATAAATTCAGGAGGATCATCGTCATCAAATCCGGCCAAGGCCATAGCCAGAGCTTGAACCATACCAACGATCACGCCGCCAATCATGATCTTGCGACCAGCTGGACCGTTGAGAGTCCGGCCAACTTTCAATCCACCCTGTACAGAGGCATTAAAGAAAGCATACAAAGTCTGCATCCATTTAGTGGCTGCACCCTTACGGTTGAAGTTAACAGTGAGGTCTTTGGCCAAGGCTGCGCCTTCTTGCTCGCTCAACCCTAAACCACCTTCTGAAGTTGACTTGGTTGCAACATCAAAAGCCGCCAAACGCACGGCGTTTTCCATGGTGTCGTTGTAGTCCGACAACCAGTTAAATACTCCGGCAGCCAGCTGTCTAGCATTGCCGCGATCAAGCTTGGCCAATTCTTTTTCAACAATGGTTAGTTTGTTTTCTCCTTTGCTGAACTGTTCCTTAAAGCCAGTCTTACCGCCAGCGTGTCTGTATCTGTCGTAAACATCTACCCAATATGAGTTGACCGCCTTACCCCCGCGAGTAACGCGCAGCCCCCTGTATATGGCCGCCATGGCAGGCATAGTCCCAGCAAGAACTTGTGCTTGTTTGCCGGCAAGAGGTGTGGCTGACAGGTTAATCGTGGCAGAACCAACGTCACGCAAGAAGTTCCAAGCACCAAACACTGGGTTGTATTGAGTGTTAACCGCCGCCATCCAGCGAGTTGCAGTGCCAACCATTCCCAGCACCACGCCCAGCTGCTCAGACTCTAGGTTCTTTATGGTCTTGGCCATACGCAAAGCGCGCGGATCATTACCGTTAAAGAAGACGAAGCGGTCTTTGCCATTTACGCGGATAGAGAACACGTTGTCGCTCTGGCGCATCAATGGGTTGACTTGATATTTGACATACCCTGTTTGGGGATCAATGCTTGGGCTCTTGGGTTCTTGGAATAAGTTCTGAGCTTCCGATGGGTTTATCCCAAGGTTAATCAGCTCTTCCTCAAGCTTCTTTTTGTTCTTGATAGCGTCAGGGTTGACCGCCATCCAGAAGCCGGGGTTTGGATTGGTAATGACCAAGCCATACAGAGCGCGTCCAACGCGGGCGGCTTCTGCATTGATGATTGCCTTCTCTCGTTGAATGGCGATGTTGGAGAAAATATCAACAACGTCTTTCAGTGAGCCCATGGCCCTCTTGTTAAACGGCCCCTTGGTTTGAAGACCGCGAGCTATTCCACTTCCGGTATGGACATAGTCCAAGTCTGCGCGCTTTAGAGGGACATAGTTTTGGTATGTCTTGTTCCAAAGGTTGATTGTTTCTTGAGTCTCTAAACCACCCTGTACCACAACCTCTTGCGTTCCTTTTACGATAGCGTCAACGCTTGCAGCAAGTGACTCAAACTTGTCTTTCTGTTCTTGGGTCAGGCTGTTTAAGTAAATGTTTGCGTTATCGGTAGAGATGCCAGAGCCAGAGTTTGTCTCATCAGTCCCCGGCATAGCTGGGTTGATATTGGCAATTTGGATGTTGTACTCTTCAGCATGACGGTTATGGAGATACTCTTCCAGCTCGGGCAGCGTAACCTTCTTGGCGCGCATTTCCTTCAGAACGGGTAAGAGTTCTTTGTTCAGGAAATCCTGGATGGCCTCTGACGCCCTTCCATGCATCAAAGTCTCTTTGGTATAGGCGTCAAAGTTTTCCTCAATCTCTCCAGCGCCCTTCTCAATCTCACGGATAACGTGCTTGAGGTCAACAAACTTATCAGCCAACTGATACTCAATGTTGGTCATGGTCGTTGAGTCTGGTGAAGACCACTGAGCTACTGGGGCTGGGCCACCTTGATAGTTCTTAGAGTAGAAAGGCTCTGGTGTTCCAAATAACTTAGGTGCAGAGTCTGGGGTATTGGCAAACTTCTCTGCGTTCTTGAGTAAAGCCAAGACATCGCTGTCGGAGAACTTGAGGGTAAAGCCAGCAGCCTTGAGCCATCTACGCACGGCTTGGATCACGCGCTGCACCAAGCCACCATACAAGCCACGCTCTGCCATGACGGCAACGATCTCTTTAGCACGACGCTCATCCGACAAGCCGGGTTGTGTGTTGTCTACCTGAACTGCAATCTGCTTAATCAGGCGCGAAGACTTTTCTAGGTTCTGCACGTTCTTGACCAGATCTGCCATCAAGTCTTTGCCAAGCATTGCTTCCAACGCGGCATGTCCAATAGCCTCATGCGCCAGAACTTCCTGAACACGCTTGGCATTTGGAAGATTGTCAGCCACTAGGTAGACGGTATTGCCCGAGTACCAGGCACCCTCAACATCAGACGGTGCAGCTTCATCCGGCAGCTCATCTGTAGACTGGATGACGTTAACTCTAATGCCTTTGAGAGGCACTATTTGAGACTTAACATCTTCCACGCTTTGGCCGCCCTCTGCCACTGTGCGAGAGAACATGCCCTTCTTAGATTCGCTATCGTCAAACTCAACCTTCATTACCTCGCGGGCAAGTTGGCCAAAGTCAGCTTCCACGGTCGCCGGATAGGTCTTGTGCAAGAGCTTGATGAGTGAAACAACTTTGGCCGGGTCTGATATGTTTTCCCTTCCAGTCATCTCGTAACGCCCACCCTTCTTGGCCATAGGGACGTCTTTGATGGATGTAACAAACTTCTTGGGCGCATCGCCCGCAACAGACAGCCTAAACCCGTCAGGCCTGTAGTTATCCAGCGATAGAGTCCAGATGCCCTGTGTGCCACGGATAACAATGTTTGTATAGCTGGCCTTTTGCAGATCAACAAACGTCTGGAAGTCTGGAAGATTTGGCAATAGCAGCGGTTGCAGCTGGTCTATTATTTGTTTGTAATCTTCCATTTGGGTACTGTCGTACTTGTTCTGGAGGATCTTTTGCCAAGCAGACAGTGTGTATTGCACTGCGGCATTGGGATTGCGCAACCTTACCGGCTGCGCACTGATGGCCACAGGCTGGTATTTGGCAGGCATGATCACGCCGGAGACTGGCTCTGTCTGATTCATCAGGGTGAACTTGGCAATCTCTCCACCGTCTTTGTCAAACAACTGCGCCGCTCTCAGGATGTTTCCAAGAGCAATGTAGCGAGTAGTACGACCACCAGTTACAGACTTGAGGGCAAACCAATCATTCAATGGAGGGTTACGCCATGGAGAGCTTTGGTCAATGCTCGGGCCTTCCAAAGTGGCCAGCGTAGGAGCAACCCGTCCCTCTGGGATGTTGCGCTTAAAGATGACTTGGAAGTTGGATGGTGAATATGGGTTACCGGTCTTGGACTTTCCAATCCTGGCCTTGTCCACCTTAATACCAACAACAACCGCGCTCGCTGGAACACTGTTGAGCATGAACGACTCAAAGCCTATACCGATTGGGTATTGGTTTCTCAAAGCGTTTAGGGTTCTTTCTCTGCGCTCACCAAGGGTAGCAAACTGCAAGTCCAATGCTTCTTTTTGCTTGGTCAATACTTCAATGTCTTTTTCGGTAGCGTCAGGTGCAGCAATCGATGCAGCCAAAGCCTGCTGCTTTAAGATGATTTGGTTTCTCACCTCAACAAAGATTGTGTTGAGCTCGGTGTCAATCTCTTCTACAACCTGTTGGGCAGTGCGACCGTTTAGGGCCTGGGCAATATCATCATCAATGTTTTGCTTGGTTGGTATAGAGCCGATAACGTCCACATTCAACTGAGCCATCACCACATCAGTCAGAAATGGGTTGGAGCTGTCCAATCCTTCCTCGATCAGGTTTTCCTTGATCATTTCACCGTTAAGCGGAATCACGCGGCGCTCTAAGGCATTGGTGCCGGTAGAGTTGCGCAGCTCGATCTCGGCCAAGTAGCTGGCCTCAATAGAGTCAAAGAACTCCTGCTGATCTGCGGAAGACAAGAGTCCGGCAGTGCCAGAAGCTTTGTGAGCCAAGTCTGTTCCAGCTTGTTCTGCGGGATCACCAAACAAAGGCTGACCCAAGAACTCGCGGATATCAGCGTGTTCGTTCAGGTACTCAGCAGTGGCAACGTCACCATATCTATTGATGAAGTCGACGCCGTTTACCTTGGTGCTGCTAGAGCCGCCCGAAGTGTTGGACTTTAAGCTGGACAACTTCTTGCGCAGCATGGCCAAGATGCGTCGTTCAGCCGGGATGCCAGTAGCCAGCATGGTGAATGACGGCCATTCGACCTGACCAGTGCGGTGGATACGACCCAACAGTTGGATGAAGACGCTGATGTCTCCATGAGGCTGGAGAACCACCATATGGCGTGGACGCTGGTCAAACGCCTCAGTAGACGCATGTAACGAAATGCCAGTCGCGCCAGCTGAGTTAATGATCAATACGTCGATTGGACCATTCTGTGAGTCTTCACCGTTTTGGAATGAGGAGATCATGGCAACCCGCTCTGGGTTGTTCAGCGCCATGTATTTAGGCACATCACCACGGTAATCTACGGCTGTGCTTCTGCCGGTAATTTCCTTGACCACCAAGTGTCTAGCCTTAACTCCGGGCGGAGGTGTGTCTCCAACCTGAGTCTTGCCGTCGACTATCCAGACATACTTACTCTCAAGTTGAGTACGCATGTAATCAATAGGAGCCACAGGCAAATCAGACTGGAAGTCTTTGAGCATGTTGGCCAAGTTATCGTAGCCAGCCCTGACAGATGGAGGCATCATCGAGTACGGGACTTCAACCTTGATGTTGTCCTTCTTGTTTCCAGTGGCTGACTTCAACGTAACTTTTCTGGTTGAGTCAATGGCGCGCTGAAGAAGAGTCTGCCAACCAAAGTTGGGTATCTCATCGCCTATCTTGATGCCGTTCTTGGAAACAAAGTCATCTAGCGCGCTGCCGTTTGTGTTCTGCAAGCCAACAACAACCTTTTCATTGTTGTTCATCTTGTCCACAACCATGTCTACGGCTGTTTGAGTCTTGGTAGACAACAGCAGGGTGCCAATGTAGTTATGAACCACAGAGGTAAACATGTTGGCTTTGGCTTCAGTGAATGCGGTAGCTCCAATCTTCCCCATCATTGAGCCGGGTGGGCCAAACGTCGTAATGAGCTGCTCTTGGATTCCGGGTGTCTTCAGCCAATCTTTAAGCGCACGATCAGCATTGACCAGTGTTCTTAAGATGGTTGTGACTTTGTCGACTTCCCTGATATCGCGTGGAGCATTGGCCTCGTCTGTAACGAAGTCCATCTTCACACCTTCATACGATCTCTCGCGGCGCAACATAGAGCCAGACTCAACCAGCATCTCAGATGAAACCTGCTGCAATACGTCGGTCTTCACGCCTTTACCGAACAGAGCCGTCAACTCCTCTGGAGTATTGGCTGCATACCGCAAGTTGGTATGGATGTACAAAGGCATGTTGTCTGGGCGCTTTGCAAACGTCGCAGACAAGTACACGGCAGGAGGCGGTTGCCAATCTTCTGGCGCGTCCTTATCCTTGCCAAGCAAGTTCTGACCCGTCAGCAAAGACATGAAGAAAGCATTCTGGCCAACAGAGTCCGGGTTGGTTGGAATGCCAGCTGCGTTATGAGCCTCATCCATGATCAAGACGGCTTTACCGGCAGCAACCAAAGAAGCTATGGCGCCTTGTCTTGCCGGAGATCCTGTTCCGCCATTAAGCTGAGAGTAGGCTGTAAACAAAACATCCATACCCTTGGGCAACTCGCCGTTCTTGGCGATGTAGGACATAAGGTCTGGGCCAGCTTTGCCCTTGTTCTCAAACACAATCTTAGTCTGGCCATTACCAATGTTCTTCTGAATCATGGACTCATTGTTGGTCATGCCGATCTTGATATCTTCATGGCCAATGTTGCTCAAGTCCTCATACATCGCGGTGTACAAGGAATCACTGAGCGTTACAAAGACTGGGATCTTTCCATTTTTCTTAGCCCAGACAATCATGGCAGCTGCGGCACGGCCTTTACCCACACCGGTGTCGTCACCAATGATGAAGCCCTTGCCAAGTTTGTTGGCCTGGATAGCCAGAGCCAAGCCGTCTATCTGGTACCCAGCCAATCCTTTGGCCATCTTCTCAACTGATGCGTATCCAAGCTCGTTTGCCACAAACTCATCAATGCTTCCAACTTGGGCTTCTAATCTTTCCAGCGCAGAGTAAGCATGTTGAGACTGCGCGCGCGGTAAGTAAATGCCGTCGCTGGAGAACCGTGATTTGCCAAGGTAGACAACGCGGGATTCAGTATCAATAGGTTCAGCTTGGACAGGGGTCTGGTTCTTAGGACGACGCTGTACCACTGAGCGCAAGCTGTCCACAAACGTGCGCAGATGAGCCTTGATGGCATCCCCAAACTTACCAACCAGCAACGCATAGACTTGCTTAATACGCTGTGCTGCATCACTAACCTTCTCGCCTACAGCATTCCACACCTTTTGGATGATTGGTTGTACGTTGGCGTAATCCTGATCACCCTTGCGTGAGTACTGTCCACTGTTGGGGTCATCGCTAGTGTTCTTGGTGTTCTGAGCAATGCGACCCATAGCCTCGGCGGCTTGCTTGTCTAAGCGCTCTTGACTGTCTTCGGGCGTAGTTTCTTTGGTTACTTCAGGAGCCTTGCCGTTCAGGGCAACATCCAATTCATCCAACAATGACTCTAGTCCCAATCCTTCCAATTCTTTTGGAATAACTGTTGGGCCTTTGACTGCTGGCGCTCTTGGAGCTCTTGGAGCGCCGGGCTCTTTAGGAGCACCTCGAGGCGCGCGCGGGCCGCCCTTGACTTTTTCTGGCTTACCTAGTTCATCAAAGATTGAGTCTAGGTCTAAGTCAGAAAGTCCTCCCAGTTCAGCTTCTGATCCTCTACCGCTATCAGCGCCTCTTTCTGAGCTGCCGGATTGGCCAGTATTGGATCCCCCTCGTTTATTTTTTCCGATATCCGGCTGCTGTTCTCCAGCACCAGCTGCACCAGCTGCTCCTCGTCCGCCGGTTGTGGCAGCGCCAGCGCCCCGTCCTGTTGTAGGTAGTTGTTCGCCGACGCCAGCGCCCTCTCCAGCCCCCACTCCTCCGCCAAAGTCTCCATCTTCCAGCGTACCGCCTGCTGGTACTCCTCCGGTAGGTCGATTTGCACCGCCAGTAATTGGCTGTTTCTTTCCGGTACCCACCACGACTTCTTGGCTACGATCACTGGTTTGAACATATCTACTCCAAAGTTCATCAAATGTAGTTATCCGGTCGACGTTGAAGTCACGCGGATAAGCGTTTTCCGTTTGGTTTCTACCGGCAATAACTAGGACGCGCAACGGCCAAGACGCGCCCTGCTTACGATATAAGTTGCCGCCAATTTCATAGTGGTCTACTACGTTGTAATTGCCATATAACCAATTTAAAAATGCCCGATCAGGCGTGGTTATTGTTCCAGCCTTAAGGTGCGCTCCAAGTATCAATACAGCACGGCCATTGTTGGCCATGGCTCGTAAAGATTTGGCTGCAATTAGTTGTTCTAATTTGCTTATTTTATAAGCTTGTCCAGTCCAAGATAAAACATTTTCCGGGCTTGGTAAATCATCAAACGGCGGGTTAGCTAAAATTACATCAACTTCTTGATCTCTCAAGTCATTGATCTTTTCAAGAGCATTACCATCAATTACGTTGCCAATTTGCATTAACCGCATGTTTTCAGCGCGGCGAGGGTCTAACTCAATTGTTGTGACGTTCTGTGGATTGGCTGCCACCACCAGCATTCCATTACCGCCCGTTGGATCCAAGACCGTAGTGGTGGACTTGACCTTTGCCAACATACCGGCCAGGAAAGCAATAGGCAGGGGTGTGGAGTAGGCGTTGTTCGTCTTGCTCAGGACAGACTGAACATCCAATGTAGGTTGGGTCTGATACAGGCCAACGATGTGTTCGTAGATGGCCTGTGTATCTGAACCTGCAACCCTCATGTCAGTAATAACTTGGCTGACAAAGCGTACAGCTGCCGCCTCAAAATCTTCTTGAGTTTGCTTGAGCTTGATTCGATCACCCTCAAAGTCGGCAATCTTGTACTTCTCTATCTCCCGCTGATCCTTGGCCGGGTTAAAGCCAAGCAACTCTGGATTCTGTAAGTACGCTTTGATGCCGTACTCAGCCAACTCGCGGTTATTCTTTGGCCACCAGCCTTGGCGCATGTGATAGAACATGGACTCAGACATTGAGCCATTCTTAATCTCAGGCCACTTGAATAGACCCATTTCTTCCATGATGGCGTCAACCCGCTTTGCCATGTCAATAATGCGCTGATTGACCTTGCTCAGTTGCATGGCCTCTGGAGTCATGACTCTCTCTTGGCCGTCGCGTTGGGACTTGGCTTCTTCGGCGTCTTTCTGGTTTTTAAACCAAGTCAACCCGCCGCTAGAGCCAGAATCTAAGTTGTACTGATCCAAGACTGCGTAGCCCAGCTCTTCCACTTGGACAATCTTGGTGTCCATCTTGTAAGTTTTGACTTTTAAAGTCTCTGGGTCAATCTGGTCAAGCATTTGCTTATAGACTTCATTGAGGGTTGGGCGCTCTTTGCCCGCCGGATAAGACGTACCGCCGTACCCGTTCTTCTTTGATATATATCCATCAGCAACTGTGGGGCCAACAAGGTATGGTGATCCACCTTTAGAAGCATCAAACAACATGGACTCAAATGCGCGAGACAACAGCTCGACGTTGGAGCTCCAGTAAACAGGGCTTCTGCCTTCTGCTTCATCTAGCGCTCGAGCATCTCTAAGATACTGAGTTGTTTTGTACGAGTCCCTGAAGATTGGTGCTTGGGAATAATAATTAGGGTTTGTAATTGCAGCAAAGAACGCCTTCTTAGGAGGCATGTTTCGGTTGTCTGTGCTGTTGGCAGTGTCACGCAAAATGGCCTTGAGATTGTTTTCTACTGTCTCGGCATCTATTGTGTTTCTAAGGGCTTCAATTGTGCCTGCCATCAACTTCTTGCCATTAGCATCTTGCTGAAGGTTCCAGTCCAAACCATGCTGCCACTCATGGCCAAGCGATCCATCACCTTTGGTTTTGGTCAGGTTGATCTCGTTTAACTTGGGAATGTAGTGGGCAGCAGTTCTGCCACCTTTGCCCTGGGCGCCAATTGCCATCTTGAGCTTCTCGCCCAATCCAAGCATCTTTGGTGAGATGCCAGAAACATCCGCCAAGTCATACATGGCGTCATAGATAGCATTCAAGTGAGCCGCGCGCTCTGACTGGTTAACCCAGTTACCAAAGTCAACGCCGCCGGGGAACAGGCCAAACGTGTTTACAAAGTCTTGGACGTCAACGTCACGGCCTTGGCGGTGATCCCGCATACCACGACGGATGATGTTGCCCAACTCTGGCGGTACTTCAGTTTCTTTCTTAATGACGCGGTTAGTCTGGTCGGTGGAGTCTTCATTTGCACCAAACAACTGATACATCTTGTTAAAGAGCCCCGGCAGGTTGTTGGCCTTCAGCTTACTGCGGAGATCAAGTCCATCTTGCGTGTACTTAAACGCCGACGAGCTTTGGCTTTCATCTTTGACGTACTTTTCTTTTAGCGCAAGGTCTAAGTCACCTACACGGGCGTGAGAGTCAAAGACCTTTTGCAGGCCTTGAAGCGCATCGACATAGCCCTGTAAAAGTTTTTGGACTTCATCTTCCTTACCGTTTTCCAAAGCCATCTTGATAGCTTGGCGGCTACCTGTTCTCTCAGATACACGAACAAGGCGGGCTTCTTTAAGAGCGGCAAGCATGTAATCGGATGCAGGCAAGACATAGCTCACGATGCCCTCTTTGTACATCATTGTTCCAAACGAGTTGTCCGGGTTTGAAGTGATGTCAAGCAGAATGTCTTTAGATACAGCGGCCAACATTTTGGTGATTTGGGCGTCTGTAGCATCTCTAGGTATTGGAGGAGCGGTAACCTTGTCTTTACGGTTTCCATAAAACTCAGCGCCACCACCTTGGATACTTACCTTCTCGGGTTTGTATAGCGCGGAAATAGTTACACGCTCAGGGCCTGTGTAGGATGGGTCATCTGTAGTTGCGGCAACTGAGCGATCTGTAATACGGAAACCATTCTTGGCCAGCGCCGCCTCAATCTCTGTTAGGTTTCCTGTATCTACAGGGATGCGTAACAACATCTCTTCAGGAAAGATGACGGGCATCAGGTCTTCGGATACTGTTCTTCCATAAAGGATAGACGCAACAGCATCAGCATTGCCTGCTTCCATGGCAACCTTCATGGGCTGCTTGTTGAATTCCTCGGCCTTTTTCTTTTGCTCTTCGGCTTTGGCTTTCTCTTCTTCGGCCTTGGCCTTTTCCTCTACTGCCTTTGCCTTCTCTTCTTCAGAGAGCTTTACCTTGGGCGCCTTGGGTTCTTTGGGTCCAGCTGGAGCGGCAGGTCCGCCTGTTGGCTTTTCTGGAGTGACTGTAACAGTGGTAGTGTCGCCAGCAGGGGTTGTTGGACCGGCGGTAGGCTTCTCTTCCGCTGGAACTTCTTTTGTGGCAATGTCAAAGCGCTGACGAACAAATTTTCCTTTGTCTACAGTATTGGCCTCCAAACCTTTACCCGTATGAAGTACAGAACTAACTTGCCAAGTTCTTCCTTCGTGTTGGAACTGATCTCTTGGCTTGTATTCTCCGGCGGGTATTTTGGGTAAAGCGCCTTCCGTAGGCTCTGCTTTAAATAAATTAGATTTCTCAGTTAGATATTGATCTAACTCTTTAAAGTATTCGTCCATTTCAGGTTGTGTTAAACCCAAAATACCAAACCCACTATTTGGGTCTTGCATACCTTCTTGAAGTTTTACTCTTCCTACGTCAGCCCCATCTGTTAAATAAGTTTTTGCAATTTGACGTATTTCATTATTTAAATGTGTTTGTTCAACCAAGTCGTTTGCAAGTAAACCAGCGGCAACATCTGGGTCATCACGATATGATTTTATAACTTCATCAATGTTAGCGGGCTCCGCTGGCGCTTCTGGCTCGGCTACTTTTGTAGGCGCGGCAGGACCACCCACTGGAGTGGCTGGTCCGGCGGTAGGTTCTGCGGGCTTTCCTTCTTTGGGGGCTTCTGGCGCAGGAATCTCGAGTGATTGAATATCATCCAAAGATAGGCCGTACTTTTCTTGACCTTCTTTTACAGAGTCCAAATAAGTTTGATATTCGGCAATCTCATCTTCTGTATAACCCCTTAGTTTAGAAAACTGTTTCCAGTCACCGCTATCGTAAGCAGAATTTTCTTCGGGAGTCCAATCTTCTGGATTGCTTTCTTTTTCTTTGGCTGCCACGTTGTTTGAAAGCTCTATATGTTTATCTTCCCATTCTTTAAGTGATTGAGCGGGAGCCTCTTCAATGGGCGTTTCTGGCTTGGCTATTTTTGTAGGCGCAGCAGGGCCGCCTACTGGAGCGGTTGGGCCTGCAGTTATGGGTTCTTCTGCTTTGGGCGCAGGCTTCTCCCCAAGCTGAGTCGCCAACTCCATGATCATTGCCTCATAGTCTTGAGACTCATCTGGCAGGACTTGTCTGGCCAGCTCTTCGGTTGGAGTTTCAACAGCAGCTGGAGCAGCAGGTCCGGCTATTGGTGCTTCCGGCTCGGCAACCGGGGCTTCTTCGGCAACCGGTAAAGCAGTTTGCGGAGGCTCTTGCGGGGCTTCTTCTACTACCGGCGTAACAATTTCCGGGGGCGCTTCTGGGACAATACCTGTTGGCTCTTCTGGCGGTGCTGGCGCAACAGTTGGGCGTAAAGACGTAATACCAGCCTCTGGCACCATTTCCATTTGGGCGCGGTCAGGACTAAGGCGACGCACTGCCTCTTGGCGGTTGGACTCAGGCGAGAACCCAACTGCATCCAAGTCGGCTTTGATTGCGCGACCAAGGGCGCTCTGTGGTGCAATGGTTGGTTCAATATTCTTTTGATAGAAGTCGGTGGCAAGTTCTTTGCCCTTCATGCCACCAGCCATACCGCCGGAAATCAGTAGGGTTTGGACGAATTGTTGGCGGAATGCGTCAACAATGTTGAGTTCTTCTTGAGTCAGTCCGGCTTTGCGCTCGGCAGAATTTTGGCCAAGTGCAGTGATAGTTTCTGTGGCTTGCTCTGCAACCTGCGACATAGCCTTTTCTGTCAGGCTAGCCAACTTCTGAGCAGAAGTAATAGCTTTGGCTGGACCGGTAAATGCCTTTAGGAAGATGGCATTGCTGATTGCCTCGGGCACAGCCTCCCAAGCGCCATACTCCACGGCAGCCTGGTTGTATTCTTCTCGAGCGTTGTTCCAGTCTTCTTGACTGATGTTGGTTCCATATAGCTTCTTGGACTTGTCGTTGAGCATGTCACGAACACGGCTCATGAAGTCATCTTTGCTAGCGCGGTATGCAATTGCACCAGATGCACCCATACCAGCTGCAACACCGGCAGGGACATTGCCACCGGTAACTGCGGTCGTACCAACTGCCGCCAATCCACTGGCCACCATGGTGCCCAAGCTAAAGCCCAAAGATTCGCCCAAGCCTTGGAATGCTTGGTAGTTCTTATCAGCCGTGCCATCAGGCCTAGTCGGCTTCATAAAGGCAATAGACCTGTCCAGCCAATCTTTATCTACGGGAGATTCAATATCTCCAGCGCGGATAGTTTGCAAGGCTGTAGCTGCTAGAGCTTGCGGAACTTTTGGCAGTTCTGACGCAACAATTCCAGCCGCTTCAGTTCCGGCCTGGACTGGCGCGCGACCCTCTGGATTAAAGATTGGGCGCGCACCGCCAACATCTTTGTACACTTCGGAAATGGGAACGCCGCGCTCAGTTGCAATTTGGCGAGCCGCATATTCGTTGGCTGCTTTGGCTTTATCACCAGGAAAGATCTCGTTGATCCGGTCCATAAAGGACGGTTCGTATGCCCGCATCTCTGGTACAGCTGATGGTCTACGGGCGGGAGTTGGCGGTTCAACTGGGAAGATCTGACTTGCCACATCATCACCACCAAAGACGCCCGAGCTTGGGCCTGGAGGTGTGGCACCCTTTGCAATTGTTGGCAAGCCTGGCTCAACAGCTGGCGTTTGAGCTGCCGTGTATTTGCCATATCTGGCCATTAAGTCAGACTTAGTCGTACCCTCTGGGACACCAGTTATCGTGGTGCCGTCTGGCATTAAAACATCCATACCTACCCCTTATTCTGGAAGCTGGTCGAATGGTACCGCTTTTGAGGCAGGAGCAGAAGGTGAAAAGGGATTCAATTTACTCCATTCAAATCCTTTTTTGGCCGGTGGTGGTGGTGGCGCTGGAATATTGGCTCGCTCAGGCGGATCAATGTTGTGTTTCTTGTAATACGGGATAGAAAGTTGGCGCATTGTTTCCAGCACATTTGAGTATTCTTCAGAGCCAGGAACGGCGCCAGTAGTCGGATTCAAAGACTTGGCCAGTTCTTTTATGCGCGGGTCAGCATTCACCAGTTTCTCAACCGCTAAAAGCGCCTTGTCATCTTTGGTTGGTCTGGTGTCCTCAGAGATATCAGCCATGCGGTTGTGATATCCAATCATGCCCTTCCAATAGTCGCCTTGTTGGATCAGGCTGGTAGTTTTGTTCTGAGCTTCAATCTTGTCAATAGCAAGCTTAGCCACTCGGTAGTCAAGCTCGCCTCTAGCTAAGGCAGCAGAGATTTCGTTTTTAGCCTGATCCAGAGTAAGAGAGCCTTTGCGATAGTCATCATTGATTCGATTAGATTCTCTTTGGATTTCAGCTTGGTCTTTGTAATGTTGAGCCTGATTCTGCATGGTGCCCATGTCAATCTCAATCTTGTTCTGTAGTTGAACAAGCTTGGCATATTCGGTCTGGGCTTTTTGGCGCTCTGCAACAGATGACTCAATAGCAGCTGCATCTCCGCGCGCACGGGCGTCTTGCTCCTTGGCCATGGCGGTACGAACAGTAATTGCCGCAGTCTCTTGCTGAGTACGCAAGGCGTTCTGTTCTTTCTCCAAAGCCCGCGATGCCGCAGAACTTTGTGCGGCTGCAATACCAAACCCTTTAGCTGGATCAGCAGTGGCAAATGCCGTAGCTTGGGCGAGCAGTCTATCAATGCCGCCCTGCTCATACTCAGCCAACTGTCTGGCTTCCAGCGCATTCTGGCGTTTGTTGACTTCTGCGTAGGGGTCTTGCGAGACTCCAGCCATGCGTTGGCTTTCCTTGATACCAGCGTAAGCTTGTTCTCTAGTCAGGTCATCTGGTTTTGAAACCGCCAATGGCTTGAGCATAGATGGCAAACCTGATTTTGCCGCAGGAGCCACAGCAGGGCTGACGCGCGGGTCGCGTAACTTGGGGTTTTGTTCTGTGTACAACGGCAAATCGGTAACAGGAGGAACGCCGCTATCCTTGATATCGTAAGAAGCATCTGGACCGCCTTTATATGCAGCTTTATTAGGAGTTCGGCTGGCTATGTATGCAGCACGATCCTGGATCGCCTGGTTCTCATCCGATACTTGTTCGGCAGCTTTTTCTCTGCTTGCAAGCAATTGTCTGAGTGCCTCGCCATCGTCCATTGGTGCTTTGCCAGAATGCGCAGCTATGTATGCAGCACGATCTTTAACTACTTGGTCTTCATCTGGATTTAATTCAGGATCACCAAACGCCACAATGCCGCCGCCTGCATAGCTAGAGGCGTTGAAATGACGCACAGGCAAAGTCATAAGACCGCCCTGTGCAGCTTGGACAGGAGGAGGGGGAGGCGCTGCCATATTAACCTGGGGAGGCATTCCAAATGGACTAGCCGTAGGTTGAGCGGGCTGAGACATGCGGGTAGGATTGATAATCCCAACAGGCGCATTGGTAGGATCAACTTGAATCATCTTATTACCGCCAGTCATGGTTGGGTTGGTTAATGACTGGGACAGTTGATCTTTGACAGATGGAACATTGGCGCTTTGAAATTGCGCCGTCGTGTCCTCAATCTGCTTGCGTCGATTCATCTCAATCAAAGCAAGGAATGATGGCACTTGTGGGTTAGTTCCATTGGCGTATTTCAGTAAATCCTGATTGGTGACCGTTAGCGGGTCTTGCAACCTAGATTGAACTTGGATGAGATTTAGGGGTTCAGTAGCCATGGTTTTCCTTTAATTCTCAACTGGCGTGTCAGAATAATAAGCATCATTATTGGAGCCGTACAAATTGTTGTAGTAATCTTCCCAAGCTTGAGATACATCTCCTGAATTTGTATCTGCATACACATCACCATAATCTCCGCCCAATGGATCATTAACAACAGTATCTCCACCACTTGGGTTAACTGGGTTACCGCTGGCATCAATTGTGTTTTGGTAAGTTGCATCCATACTTGGTGCCAGCGTGGATGGATTGATACCCATTGATTTAAGAATGCTGTTAATCGCGGGCACACTCTTACCAGAAGCCTGAAGATTCTTGATAAGGTCAGAAACACCAGCCGCCGTACCAACTGCTGATTGCAAGAAGCTTGGTTTGGCGCCATAAGTAGCAGCTTGAGAGCCGCCAATACTCTTGATGAGGTCGGCTTGGTTTTTGAGCATGGTCGATGGGTAGTTACGCTGATCCAAATACTGGTTGTACTGTGCATTGAGCGCAGCTTGCTCTTGGGCTTGCTGAGTGTTACCAGCTGTGGCCAGAGCTTGTAGATTCTGCAATCCATACTGAGCTTCTTGAGCGCCAATATTGCCCGCCGCTTGATTGGCCGAAGTAGCAGCTGTCAATCCTTTCAAGCCTAAGTCAGCGCCGTACTGAGACTCTTGTATTTTGCGAGCCTGGTCAGCATTGAACTGCGCCGTTGCTTTATCGTAAGCCGTGTTGTAACCCTGGCCAGTGATGTTGGCCAAGTTTGTACCCAAAGCGCGCTGAGTTTCTGTATCCATCAGTGCTTGTCTTGAGCCACCAAAGGCGCCTTGTGAGGTAGCCTTGGCTGCATTGCCCTGCTGGGTGATCAATGACTGACGTCGGGCTTCTTCCAGCTGTGGATTGAGGGATGCCTGCAAATACGGGTTCATGTATTGCTGGGCGTACTGGGAAGTAAAGTCTGATCCCGTTGGCGTGTAAGACACCCCTTGAGCTTTTTGGCCAACATCCAGTAAATTCTGCCCGGCTGTAGTCATGGTTGACGGTAGCGTTAGGTTTGACAATCCCTTCCAAGCGTCACTTTGCAGGCCAGATGTACCAGCGGTTAGTTGCCCTTGGTATTGCGGCATAGGCGCATTTAATTGCGCCTGCCCTTTGGCTAGCACATCAGAAACAAACGGTTTTGAATAGTCTGAGGGACCGGTGACGTTAGCTGAAGACGGGACGTCTGTTAAGCCTGAAGAAGATAAGAGTGCCATGGTCTTTCCTTACGAGGGAATAAATTTGTTGGGGTTGATCTGTTTACCCTGCTTGGAGTTTCCAGTTCGAGCGCGTCGAATTTTGTCCATCATCTTGTACAAAACATTAGCGCCAGCTTCTGTTGAGCCATTACCAAGGTGAGAGACAACATCTGCCGGGATTACAAACTCACCATCTGCTAATCTGGCCGGTTGTTTTTTACCAATCATTGCGGGGATATTGTCCGACATACCGTCGCCTGGACCTTTGAGCAATCGTCCACCGTCTGAATAACCGCCCAAAGTTGAGATGCCACCGCGAGCCAGCGACATCAAGCCGCCATTGGCCGCATATGTAGGATTAAGCTGGGCTTCACCATATGCCGCGCCATCTTCAGGGGCCGTGGGATTCATTTGATTCCAATAGAAACTCTGCTCAGGCACGGGCTCTGAAGTAACTGGGTTGCCGTTCTCATCCAGCAAAGACGAAATAGCCACACCAGCGCCACCATAGAGCGCCGCATTTTGCAGAAGCGGCATGACTGAGCGGCGGTCCGGCATGTTGACGTTAGACGGGATAAATGACTTAACCATTTGGCCCAAAGACTTTTGCCGCGCAGCAATAGGATCAGGATTTAAATACGCCAAAGGATCCTCTTCCATTGGAACGGCTGGCAAAATTGAGTCTGGGTCAATACCAATTGACTTGTAGTAATCCCGCATGAACTGCTCGTCATATGCCTGAGAGTAAATTTCTAACGGGTCGTCTGTCATTGCAGACGCTTTTGTGATGGACTCAGGGTCTAATCCAATCGACTCGTAAAAGTCGTTAAGCGCAGTATTGTCAAACCCCTGATCTGCCGCCGAAGTTTCCTTGGCGGGCTCTTCTGGCGCAGGAGTTTCTGCGGTTGGGGTTTCCGCTGCCGGAGTTTCTGGAGTTGGCAATGTTGGAGTTGTATCGCTTGTGGTGGGAGCCAAAACATCCTGAACCACACTTGTTCCAAATGTTGAAATTGGTGTACTTTCCGCCCCGGTGTCAGTTGGGAACAGCTGGTTGTTTAATTCGTCTGTAGTTGTTGCCGGTGTGTTGGGCAGAGTCTCTGTATCAAGATTAGGGTAGTCTCTTAGAATTTCTT